GCAGGTGCGGCTGGTCAACCTGCTGATCGAGCGCGTCCAGCTCCTCTCCGATGGCGTCGACATCGTCTGGCGCGAGTCGGGATGGCGGGAGCTGGCCGGTGAGTTGCAGGCGGACAGCATTGGCGGCGAGCTGCTGGAAATGGAGATGACCCCATGAACCGCTCATCCAAGAAGCTGATCAGCGATGGCAAACCCCACGAGCGCCGCCACCCGCTGGAGGGAGGCGGGGTGCGCATCACCACCTTCGTTCCCCTCCATTTCAAGAAACGGGGCGTCAAGAAGGTGATCGTCGCACCGGAGGGCGTCAGCCAGCCGGTCGCCGTCACCGCGACGCCGGTGCTCACTCCCGAACAGGATCGCCCGCTGCTCAAGGCACTGGGGCGCGGTATCTACTGGCAGCAACTGATCGACAACGGGACGGTGACCAGCGGCACCGAGATCGCCGAGCGCGAAGGCATCCACCGCTCCACGGTGAACGACCTGCTGCGGCTGGCGCTTCTCGCCCCCGACATCGTCCAGGCCGCCTACGAAGGACGGCTGCCCCGGGCGGTGTCGCTGGAGGCCATCCTGCGGGCCAAGGTGCCCTTGGACTGGAATGAGCAACGTCGTTTGATCGCCTCCCTCGGGTAGCGGAGGGGCCGCGCAAAAAATTTTTCCGCTACGCCAAAAGTAGCTGTTGCTACGCCGGATGTAGCGCCTTCCCCGATGAAGGCGTGAACCGGCGTCAACGGCCAGTACAGGACTGGCCACCGGTCGCGTCCCCATCCCTGAACGGGAAAGGAGCACGGCAATGGCCTATGAATTGGCACTGTCAGGCGGCGTCGGTGGCACACCGGACCGCAAACCCGGCGTCGGTTTCAGTTCGACGCCAACTTCTGAATCCACGGCGCTATCCGAGCGGCGCTTCCTCTCCGAAGCCGAACTCGCCCAACGCTGGGGCATGTCCCCCAAGACACTGACGCGCTGGCGCGGCCTCGGCCGGGGCCCGGTCTTCAACAAGTTCTCGAAGAAGGTGGCCTATCCCCTCGATGGCAAGAACGGCGTGCTCGATTACGAGAAGCGCCACGTCTATGCCTCGACGTCCGAACGTGTGCAGGCGTGAGGAGATGACCATGAACGAACTCACCATCTTCCCCGCCGACATCGCCGCGATGTCCGTCAGCCAACTGGCCGCACTGCCGCCCGCGCAGAAAGCCGAGATCGACAAGAACCTCGATGCGGCCATCGACTGGCTGAAGAAGGCGCGCAACAAGTTCGATGCCGCGCTGGAGCAGTGTTACGGCGAGCAGGCCCGCGCCGCGCTGCGTGAATCCGGCCGCGATTTCGGCACCGCTCACATCAGCGATGGCCCGCTGCACATCAAGTTCGAGCTGCCCAAGAAGGTCAGCTGGAACCAGCAGCAACTGGCCGAAATCGCCGAGCGTATCGTGGCTTCGGGCGAGAAGGTCGAGGGCTACCTCGACATCAAGCTGTCCGTCTCCGAATCCCGCTTCACGAACTGGCCGCCTGCCTTGCAGCAGCAGTTCGCCGCCGCTCGCACCGTGGATTCCGGCAAGCCGTCGTTCCGGCTGGCCCTGGTCTCGGAGGACTGAACCATGAACACCCAACTGATCCCATTCGCCTTCGAAGGCTTGCCCATCCGTGTGACCACGGATGCACAGGGCGATCCCTGGTTTGTCGCGGCCGATGTGTGTGCCGCGCTCCATCTGCCCGATACCCACAAGGCCGTCGCCCGCCTGGACGATGACGAAAAGGGGCGGAATTCAATTCCGACCCCTGGCGGCGAGCAGGACATGACCATCGTCAACGAGCCGGGCTTGTACAGCCTCGTGCTGGGCAGCCGCAAGCCAGAGGCCAAGCGCTTCAAGCGCTGGGTCACGCACGAGGTCTTGCCGGCGATCCGCAAGACGGGCAGCTACGCCGTTCCCGGCGCACTGGCGGCCTTGCCTGCTCCGACGCACGACCGCGTGTCGGCGATCCTGCTGATCGGCGAGGCCGTGGCGAAAGTGCCGGGGGTCAAGCCGGGCATCGCGGCGGCGGCAACGCTGACCTGCATCCAGGAGAACACCGGCATCAGCACCGAGGTGCTGCGCCGCGCGCTGCCGTCGGCCAACGCGCCGGTCTGCGCGCTCAACGCGACCCAGCTCGGCAAGTTGCTGAACCGCTCGGCCAAGGCCACGAACCAGTTGCTGGCGTCCAGCGGATTCCAGTTCCGCAACGACCGCGACGAATGGGAACTGACCAAGGCCGGTGAAGCCTGGGCCGAGGCCATGCCGTACTCGCGCAACGGGCACAGCGGCTACCAGATCCTGTGGAATCCAGCGGTCGCCGAGCAGTTGAAGGAGGTGGCGTGATGGCACTTCCCATCGTCACCGCCGACCAGCGACTGGCCGAGAAGCGCGGCGTCAAGGGCGTGCTGATCGGCAAGGCCGGCATCGGCAAGACCTCGCAACTGTGGACGCTCGATGTCGCGTCCACCCTGTTCTTCGATCTAGAGGCCGGCGATCTGGCCGTCGAGGGCTGGGCCGGCGACACGATCCGGCCGCGCACCTGGGCCGAGTGCCGCGACTTCGCCGTGTTCATCGGCGGACCGAACCCGGCGCTGCGCGACGACCAGCCGTACAGCCAGGCGCATTTTGAGGCCGTCTGCGCCCGCTACGGTGATCCGACCCAGCTCGCCAAGTACCAGACCCTGTTCGTCGATTCGATCACGGTCGCCGGCCGGCTTTGTCTGCAGTGGTGCAAGGGCCAGCCGCAGGCCTACTCGGAGAAAACCGGCAAGCCGGACAGCCGGGGCGCTTACGGCCTGATGGGTCAGGAGATGATCGCCTGGCTCACCCACCTGCAGCACACGCGCGGCATGAACGTGTGGTTCGTCGGCATCCTCGAGGAGAAGCTCGACGACTACAACCGCCGCATCCAGCAGTTGCAGATCGACGGCGCCAAGACCGGCCTCGAACTGCCCGGCATCGTCGACGAGGTGATCACGCTCGCCGAACTGAAGGCCGACGACGGCTCGAGCTACCGCGCCTTCGTCTGCCACACGCTGAACGCGTGGGGTTTCCCCGCCAAGGACCGCTCCGGCCGCCTCGACGCGATCGAGGAGCCGCACCTCGGCCGCCTGATGCAGAAGATTGCCGGCCCCGCCCGCCCCGCGCCCGAGCGGCTCGACTTCACGCGCCCGGCCGCCGCCCCTCAAACCACCGAATGCTGAGCAGGAGTAAACCATGACCACCTGGAACGATTTCAACGACGCCGAACAGCAGCACGACTTCGACCTCATCCCCAAGGGCACCGTCGCCCGCTTGCGCATGACCATCAAGCCGGGCGGCTACGACGACCCAAGCCAAGGCTGGACCGGAGGTTACGCCACCCAGAGCTTCGACACCGGCTCGGTCTATCTCGCCTGCGAGTTCGTCGTGCTGGAGGGCGAGTACGCGAAACGCAAACTGTGGAGCAACGTCGGCCTCTACAGCCCCAAGGGGCCGACCTGGGGTCAGATGGGCCGCAGCTTCGTCCGCGCTGCGCTCAATTCGGCGCGCAACGTCCACCCGCAGGACATGAGCCCGCAGGCGACGGCCGCCCGTCGCATCCAGGGTCTCCACGAGCTCGACGGCCTCGAATTCGTCGGCCGCATCGACGTCGAGAAGGACGCCAAGGGCGAGCTGCGCAATGTGGTCAAGCTCGCGGTCGAGCCGGGCACGCCCGAGTACGCGCAGGCGATGGGGCAAGCGAGCCGGTCGTCCCAGCCGGCAGCGGGCACGGCCGCACGTCCCGCGCCTGCGGCCCAACACCGCGCCGCGCCCGTCACCGGCAAGCCCGCCTGGGCGCAGTGAGGGAGGAGACGACGTGGATGAAGTGCTGGATCTGCAAGCGACAGGCGCGCGGGTACGGCTTCACGGACGGCCGCTACGAGGCGGCCGATCCGCGACGCTATCCGATGGACTGGGTGTTTTGCTCGCGCCGTTGCCAGGACGCGTTCGCCGCGATGTACGGCAACTGGCGGGACGGCCGCAAGGGAGGGCTGGCGATGAGCGTGTCTGACATTGAACAGGGCGCGCGGCGCGCCTGCCTCAAGGCCTTCGGCGCGGCGGCCGGCCACATCGGTTTCGACAAGCCCTTGGGCGCCTACTCGGAAGCCGAGGCGCTCGCCGTGATCGACGCCATCGTCACCCGCTACAGCGAGGCGATGGTCGAGCACCACGAGGCGAGCAAGTACCCGCCGGTGCGCGGCCTCGAGAACCCGGTGAGCGATCCGCTCGCCGATTTTGACGACGACATTCCATTTTAGCGAGGGATGCGATGCTGGATTTCAATTCAAGTTCGTCCCTCTCCGGGCGGCTTACCGCGCTGGTCGATCTGGGCATGCAGCGGACACGCGCCACGCAACCCAGACGCGCCTACCTGGGCGCCTCGCGTCTCGGCGCCAGTTGCGAGCGCGCGCTGCAATACGAGTACGCCGACGCGCCGGTCGACACGGGTCGCGAGATCGGCGGCCGGATGCTGCGCATCTTCGAACGCGGCCACGTCATCGAGGACTGCATGGCGGGCTGGTTGCTGGAGGCGGGTTTCGAACTTCGCACACGCCGGGACGACGGCGAGCAGTTCGGCTTCGCGGCGGCGGACGGCCGCCTGCAGGGCCACATCGACGGCGTCATCGTCGGTGGCCCGGAGGGCTTCGCCTATCCCGCGCTGTGGGAGTGCAAAGCCTTGAGCCACAAGTCCTGGAACGACCTGGAGAAAAAGGGCTTGGCCACGTCCAAGCCCATCTATGCCGCGCAAGTGGCGCTCTACCAAGCCTATCTCGAATTGCACGAGCACCCGGCGCTGTTCACTGCAGTGAACGCCGACACGATGGAGATCTACGCCGAACTCGTGCCCTTTGACGCAGCGCTCGCTCAGCGCATGTCGGATCGGGCGGTGAAGGTCATCACGGCGACCGAAGCCGGCGAGCTGCTGCCGCGCGCCTTCCATGACCCGACCCACTTCGAATGCCGGATGTGCGCGTGGCAAGACCGCTGCTGGAGGGTAACACCATGAAGCATTTCCACCCGCAGCCTCCGGCGGCGGAACCGATGGTGGACGCCCGCCAGGCCGCCAGTCTGCTGAATCTGCCTGCGTACTACTTCACCAAGCCTCGGTGCCGCGCCTCGAAGCGCATCCCGCACTACCGGGTCGGCCGGATGGTTCGTTTCCGCATGTCGGAGCTCATCGCATGGGCAGCCACGCTGGGAGGCGCTCATGAGTGACTACCGTGTCCGTATCTCGGTGCGCAATGCCCGGTTGCTGCGCGCCATCGAACAGGCGGGCCACCGGCCGGGGGCTCAGTTCGCCAACGCAGTTGGCATCAGCTACAGCGGGGCGCTGCTGCCCTACCTCAATCTCACGCGCTCACCGCTGACGCCGGATGGCCTGCTGCGGGAATGCGCCTGGGCCTTGTGCGACTTCCTGCAAGCATCCCCTTCCGATCTGTGGTCGGACGCCCAGCTCCAGCCGCTGCAGCAGAACTATTCCAGCGTCGATCTGGACGCGGGCAGCGTGCAATCGCTGGTCAGCGACACATATACCGTAGACGACCCGCTGCGGCTGGCCAGCCACGCGCAGGCAGGCCGCATTCTTCAGAGCGCCATCGACTCGCTGACACCGCGTGAGGCCCGCGTGATCCGCGAACGGTTCTTTGCCGATGCCTCGCTTGACGAGGTTGCCGAAAAGATGGCGGTCACACGCGAGCGTGTCCGCCAGATCGAGGTCAAGGCCATGCGCAAGCTGCGCCACGAATCGCGCATCCCGCGTGATCTGGCCGGCATCGCTGACGTGATCGGAGGAGCTGCGGATGCTTGACTTCAACGACGCGCAAACGCCCCCTCCTCGAGACCTCGGCGCCGAACGCGAAGCGATCCGCGCCGAGCTGCTGGTGCGCCTGGAATCTGTGCTGTTCACGCTGTTTCCGGCCGGCAAGAAGCGCCGAGGGCGTTTCCTGATCGGCGACATCCTCGGCAGTCCCGGCGACAGCCTCGAAGTCGTGCTCGATGGCGACAAGGCCGGTCTGTGGACAGATCGCGCCACTGGCGATGGCGGCGACATCTATGCACTGATCGCCGCGCACCTTGGTATCGACGTACTGAGCGACTTTCCTCGGGTGCTCGACGCGGCCGCCGATCTGCTCGGACGCTCGCGCTCTGTACCGCTGCGCAAGTCCCGCAAAAAGGAAGTGCCCGTCGATGAGCTGGGGCCGGCCACGGCGAAGTGGGACTACCTCGATGCCGAGGGCCATCTCATCGCCGTCGTCTATCGCTACGACCCGCCTGGGCAGAAGAAACAGTTTCGGCCCTGGGATGCGAAGCGGCGCAAGATGGCCCCGCCCGAGCCGCGCCCGCTGTACAACCAGCCGGGGCTGAAGGACGCCGCGCAGGTGGTGTTGGTCGAGGGCGAGAAGTGCGCGCAGGCGCTGATCGACGCTGGCATCAATGCCACCACTGCCATGCACGGCGCCAACGCGCCGGTCGACAAGACCGACTGGTCGCCATTGACCGGCAAGGCGGTGCTGATCTGGCCAGACCGTGACAAGCCGGGCTGGGAGTACGCCACGCAGGCGGCACAGGCGCTGCTGTCGACTGGCGCCAAGTCCTGCCACATCTTGTACCCGCCCGAAGAAGCCGCCGAGGGCTGGGACGCGTTTGATGCCATCGCCGAGGGCTTCGACGTCGCCACCTTCCTCACTCACGGCCCGCGCCTGCAAATGCACGACGTCGCCGATGACGTTGATCCAGTCGTCAGCAGCGACGAGTCGGTGTGGGGCACCGAGGACGCGCTGGCGCTGTCCTTCACGCGGCGCTACCACCGCGACTGGCGCTACGTCGCCGCGTGGGGCCGCTGGCTGGTATGGGACGGACAACGCTGGCGCGCCGAGGACACGCTGGCGGCGACCGACCTGATCCGCAGCGTCTGCCGCCAGGCGGCCGTGCGCGCCGACAACCCCAAGGTCGCCGCCAAATTGGCCAGCTCCGGCACGGTCGGCGGCGTCGAGCGGCTGGCGCGCGCAGACCGCCGGCACGCGGCGACCACCGACGAGTGGGACGCCGATCCCTGGCTGCTCAACACGCCGGGCGGCGTGGTCGATCTCAGGACAGGCCGGATACGCCCGCACGAGCGCGCCGACCGGATGACCAAGATCACCACGGCCACGCCGGCGGGCGAATGTCCGCGATGGACGTCCTTCCTGTCCGACATCACCGGTGGCGACGCCGAGTTGCAGTCGTACCTGCAACGAATGGTCGGCTACTGCCTGACCGGCGTGACCAGTGCGCACGCGCTGTTCTTCCTGTACGGCACCGGCGCCAACGGCAAGAGCGTGTTCGCCAACGTGGTCGCTACCCTCCTCGGCGACTACGCCTCCACCGCGCCGATGGACACCTTCGTCGAGACGCGCGGCGACCGCCATCCGACCGATCTCGCCGGACTGCGCGGCGCCCGCTTCGTGACGGCCATCGAAACCGAACAGGGACGGCGTTGGAACGAGTCCAAGGTCAAGGCGATCACCGGCGGCGACAAGATCTCCGCGCGCTTCATGCGCCAGGACTTCTTCGAGTACGTGCCGCAGTTCAAGCCGGTGATCGTCGGCAACCACAAGCCCGCCATCCGCAACATCGACGAAGCGATGAAGCGGCGCATGCACCTCGTCCCGTTCACGGTGACCATCCCGCCCGAGAAGCGCGACGGCCGACTGACCGAGAAGCTGCTCGCCGAACGCGACGGCATCCTTGCCTGGGCCGTCGCCGGTTGTCTCGAATGGAGGCGCGAGGGCTTGAAGCCGCCCGCCTGTGTCGTATCGGCGACGGAGGAGTACTTCGAAGCCGAGGACGCGCTCGGGCAGTGGATCGATGAGCGCTGTCTGCTCGCCAACAGCCACCGCGAAGGCGTGTCCGAACTGTTCGCCGACTGGCGCGAATGGGCCGAACGGGCCGGCGAATACGTGGGCTCGGTCAAGCGCTTCTCCGAGCTGATGGCGGCGCGCAAGTTCGAGAAATGCCGGCTGACCGGGGGCGCCCGCGGCATCGCGGGGATCGCCCTGCGCCCCAAGCCGTACAGCCACGCCTACCCCTATCGGGACGACTGAGCCAACCCAATGAACACAGGGGCGAGTGACGGATTTGACAGGTCTGCTGGTTTACCTCTCACGCGTGCGCGCACGCGCACGTCATGGAGAGTTTCCGGCAAACCCGTCAAATCCGTCACTCACCCACCGGAAATGGAGCAATGACGATGACCATGACCATCCTTGCCCTCGATCTGGGCACCACCACCGGCTGGGCGCTGCGCGACAACGACGGCCATATCACGAGCGGCACCGAGCATTTCAAGCCGCAGCGCTTCGAAGGCGGCGGAATGCGCTTCCTGCGCTTCAAACGCTGGCTCAGCGAGATCAAGCAGTCCTGCGACGGCATCGACTGCCTGCACTTCGAGGAAGTGCGCCGCCACGCATCAACCGACGCCGCACACGCCTACGGCGGCTTTCTGGCCACGCTCACCGCGTGGTGCGAGCACCACGGCATCCCCTACCAGGGCGTGCCGGTCGGCACGATCAAGAAGCACGTCACCGGCAAGGGTAATGCAGGCAAGGGCGAGGTGATCGCGGCGATCCGCGCGCGCGGCCATGCCCCGGCCGACGACAACGAAGCCGACGCACTGGCGCTGCTGGCCTGGGCCATCGACACGCAGGAGGTGTGACATGGACATCCCGAGCAACCGTTACCGCTGCCCGCTGGGCAGACTGCAACCGCAGCACACCGATCTGGAGGCGCTCAAGGAACGCGGCTGGCGCGAGCAGGGCCTGCTGGTCGTGGCGCAGGACGACGAACGACTGGACTGGATGGAGCGGCAACTGCTGAAGAATATCGGCGAGCGGTTGTACGGCACGCCCCGTCAGGGAGGTCGTCATGGCTGAGTGGACCATCGACGACGTCGCCAAACGCTTCGAGGAGGCGGCCAACACGGGCCGCCGCCTGCCCCCTGTGCGTGTGCAGGGCTACTTCAACACATGGCCCGTCATCGTGCGCAAGGAGTGGGAGGCGTTCACCGCCGACGAGAAGGTGTACCGTCCGTTTCCGCCCAGCCCCGAGGCCATCGAGCGCATGCTGGAGACGATGCGCTGGGTGCAATGGCTCGAAGTCGAGCAGCGCCACCTGGTGTGGATGCGGGCCAAGCACTACGGCTGGCGGGAGATCTGCATTCGCTTCGCCTGCGACCGCACCACGGCGTGGCGGCGCTGGCAGCGCGCCTTGCAGACCGTAACCGACCACCTGAACGGATGCGTGGTCGCAGTGTAGTCTTTGAACGCGAATAGGCGCGAACAAGCTGCCATGTGCTGCCATCAGCTACCAAGAGCGGTTTTTGCCCCTGCAACAAAGCGGCCCGTTCTGGGGTAGTATTTCAGCTATCTTCTGGACAGCGGTGTAGGCAGCGAGGACGGCACGAGGCAAAAGGGGTCCTTCCTGGCCGAAATCCAATGCGGGGGGCGCGAGCGCGGCGCTTTTTTAGCGTCAGGCCGCAAAAACAGGTTACCACCCGGCCAGGTTACCGGCCCCGGTTACCACCCCGAACGCAGTTACCACTCACCAGAATCGTCATTCAACCAACCCGCCCGGCGGCAACGCTCGGCGGGTTTTGCTTTTGGGACTTCCACTTTGAACACGCTCAACGTCGAGTACCGCAAGGTCGAGGCGCTGATTCCTTACGCCCGCAATCCGCGCACGCACGCCGAGAGCCAGATCGCCAAGATCGCGGCCAGCATCGTCGAGTACGGTTGGACGAATCCGATCCTGGTCGACGGCGACAACGGCATCATCGCCGGGCACGGGCGTTTGGCCGCTGCGCGCAAGCTCGGCCTGGATCAGGTGCCGGTGATCGAACTTGCGCACCTGACCCCGGCGCAGAAGCGCGCGCTCGTCATCGCCGATAACCGGCTGGCGCTGGATGCGGGCTGGGACGAGGAGCTGCTGGCGCTGGAACTGGCCGAGCTTTCCGAGGCCGGGTACGAGCTGGCGCTGACCGGCTTCGAGCGGTTCGAGATCGACGCGCTGCTGGCCGATGCCGCCATTGCCGATGAGCCAGAGCAGCAGGATGCGGAAGCTGATGCCGAGCCCGACGCCGACGATGACGTGCCGGGTACGCCGGTGGTGCCGGTGTCGCGCCCGGGCGACGTCTGGCAGCTCGGGGCACACCGCTTGATCTGCGGCGACGCCGCCGACCCGAGCGTGATCGCCGCGCTGATGCAAGGCGACAGCGCGCGGCTGTGCTTCACTTCGCCGCCCTACGACAACCAGCGCGACTACACCTCGGGCGGGATCAAAGATTGGGATGGCCTGATGCGCGGCGTGTTCGCGCACCTGCCGATGGCCGACGACGGTCAGGTGCTGGTCAACCTGGGCCTGATCCACCGCGACAACGAGGTGATCCCGTATTGGGACGCGTGGCTCGGCTGGATGCGCCAGCAGGGGTGGCGGCGCTTTGCGTGGTACGTGTGGGACCAGGGGCCAGGCATGCCCGGCGACTGGGCGGGCCGCTTCGCGCCGAGCTTCGAGTTCGTCTTCCACTTCAACCGGCAGAGCCGCAAGCCGAACAAGATCGTCCCCTGCAAGCACGCAGGCCAGGAATCCCACCTGCGCGCTGACGGGTCGTCCACCGCGATGCGCGGTAAGGATGGCGAGGTGGGCGGTTGGACGCACAAGGGGCTGCCCACGCAAGACACCCGCATCCCCGACTCTGTGATCCGCGTGATGCGCCACAAGGGCAAGATCGGTCAGGACATCGATCACCCAGCCGTGTTCCCGGTGGCGCTGCCGGAATTCGTGATCGAGGCTTACACGGACGCGGGCGACATCGTGTTCGAACCCTTCGGCGGCAGCGGCACGACGATGCTGGCCGCCGAGCGCACCGGTCGCATCTGCCGTACGGTGGAGATCGCGCCCGAGTACGTGGATGTGGCGATCAAGCGCTTCCAGCAGAACCACCCTGGTGTGCCGGTCACGCTGCTGGCAACGAGCCAGTTCTTCGAGCAGGTCGCCGCCGAGCGCGCCACCACCCCTGATGCCGAGGTGGCCGCATGACAAAACGACAGGACTGGCGTTTTGCACGCCCGCAGGGCGCCCGTCAGGGTGGCGCACAGGGATGTGCGCCATGAACTGGCTGGCCGACAAGATCGAACAGTGGCCGACCGCCAAGTTGCTGCCCTACGCACGCAACGCGCGCACCCATTCCGAGGAGCAGGTGGCGCAGATCGCCGCCAGCATCGCGGAGTTCGGATTCACCAATCCGATCCTGGCGGGCAGCGACGGCATCATCGTCGCTGGCCACGGTCGTCTCGCTGCCGCCCAGAAGCTGGGTCTGGAACGGGTACCAGTCGTGGTGCTCGACCATCTGAGCCAGACCCAGCGCCGCGCCCTGGTCATCGCGGACAACCGCATCGCCGAGAACGCGGGTTGGGACGACGCGATGTTGCGCATCGAACTGGAAGCCTTGCAGCTCGAAGGCTTCGATCTGGACATCACCGGTTTCGACGCCGACGCGCTGGCCGAACTGATTGCGGGCGACGAGCCGGATAACGAGGGTCAGACGGACGAGGATGCGGTGCCCGAGGTCGGCGAGACGCCCATCTCGCGTCCGGGCGATGTCTGGATCATGGGCCAGCACCGCCTGCTGTGCGGCGACTCGACCGTGGTCGAGAGCTACGAGCGGTTGATGCAGGGCGACCTGGCGGACATGGTCTTCACCGACCCGCCGTACAATGTGAACTACGGGAGCAGCCCGAAGGACAAGCTGCGCGGCAAGGATCGCGCGATCCTGAACGACAACCTGGGCGACGGGTTCTACGACTTCCTGCTGGCGGCATTGACGCCCACCGTGGCGCATTGCCGGGGCGGGATCTACGTGGCGATGTCGTCCAGCGAACTGGATGTACTGCAGGCGGCCTTTCGCGCCTCGGGCGGTCACTGGTCGACCTTCATCATCTGGGCCAAGAACACCTTCACGCTGGGCCGCGCCGACTACCAGCGCCAGTACGAGCCGATTCTGTACGGATGGCCGGAGGGCGCGCAGCGGCACTGGTGTGGCGACCGCGACCAAGGCGACGTCTGGAACATCAAGAAGCCGCAGAAGAACGACTTGCACCCGACGATGAAACCGGTGGAGTTGGTCGAGCGCGCGATCCGCAATTCGAGCCGCCCCGGCAACGTGGTGCTCGACCCCTTCGGTGGCTCTGGCACGACGTTGATCGCAGCGGAAAAGTCAGGTCGCGTTGCGCGACTGATCGAACTCGATCCGAAGTACGTGGATGTGATCGTGCGTCGGTGGGAAGAGTTCACCGGGAAGCAGGCCACCCGCGAGGCGGATGGCGCGTTGCTTGATCAGGCGGCGAGCGACTCGTCGACGATCTCGCAGTGAATCACGAAGCCCGTCAGGTAAGGCAGGCCGCGCGGGATGCCGTATTGCTTGCTGGTCTGGCGGCCAATCGTCCAGCCCATCCAGCGTTGGGTGGCTGCGTTGATCGCGTCCGCCAGGGCCTTGCCCTCGTAACGCCCGTTCTGGACGTCGTCGGCAAAGTGGCGTCCGTGGCGGCTGTCGAGGAAGGCCCGAACCGATTCGAGGGGCTGGCCGGTGGCGTCCGAGATGGCGTTCATGGCCAAGGGCCATGCGGCGCTGGCGTGTTCGCTCATCGTGCCCCAAAAGCCCCAGGCCTCGTTCTGGGTGGCGGGGATCTGCGTGGTGGTGTTCATCTCTGGCTCCTTCGGGTTGATCGTTGCGACACCCGTAGTAACGCGCTGTTCGATTGAGAAGCCAAGCGCCGCTTGGCCTCTTTCTCGATCTTTCTGATCAGGCAATGCGGTAGACCCGCTCGCCGCCCTGCGGCTTGTCCGACACGATGGTCAGGCCCAGCTTCTTCTTGAACGCCCCGGCGAAGGTGCCGCGCACCGTGTGCGCCTGCCAGCCGGTGGCGGCGCAAATCTGGCCAATGGTCGCGCCCTCGGGGCGTTGCAGCATCCGGATCACTTCGGCTTGCTTGCTGTTGTCGCGCGTGCGCGGCTTGGCCTTTGTCGGCGCTTGCGTCCACGTCGCTTCGGCGGCGGCAACAGCCTGCTCCAGTTCGGCATCGACTTCCGGCGTCGGCTGCGGGATCGTGGGGCGCTTCATTCCCAAGGCGTCGTAGCCCTCGGCGGCGACACACCACCCGTCGCCGTCGGGCGTGATCAGGGCGCGGTTGAACATCCCGTCGAGCACCTTCTTGCGTGCGCCGCCTTTGATGTTGTCGGGGAACCAGTCGATCTTGCCGGCGGTGTGGTTGATGGCGTATGCCAGGATGGCGTGTTGCGCCGGGGTGAGTTGGACGGTGGTCATTTGCTGCTCCTTCTGGGTGGTGATGACGATGTGATGAACGCGCTGTTCAAGAGTGAAGCCAAGCGATTTCTGCTTGGCTTCGTCGGTTTCCGATCAGTCCTTGGCGATTTCCGCGTCCTTGGCCTTCGGGTTCGATGCGGCAAATTCGACGCCGGCCTGGAAGGCTGCTTCCAACGCGTCCTTGAGGCACCACACTGCCGTGTCGTGGAAGTCCAGGCTGTCGGCGTGGCGGGTTTGCAGGGTGTCGATGCCCAGATGCTTCTGGGCGATGAGGGTGAGGATGGTGTCGATCTGGCTCATGGCGTGTTCCTCTCGAGGGATGGTTGGCGTGACGTGATGAACGCGCTGTTCGCCGGTGAAGCCAAGCTCGAAACGCAGGAATGACGAACAAATGATTGAAGAAGGTGACGATGGGGCTCTCGATTCGCGCCTACGCGCGCCACCGTGGCGTGTCGCACGTGGCCGTGAAGAAGGCCATCGACACCGGGCGCATCACGCCGCTTCCCGACGGCACCATTGATCCGCAGGCGGCCGACGCGCAGTGGGCACAAAACACGTTGCAGCCGCGCAAGGCCGCAGCAGCCGACAAGGCGCCTGCAACGAAAGTGCGCGTAGAACCGGCGACGCCACCGCCTCCTCGTGAAACGCCGGAGGTCGCTACGCCGCCGCTATCGGCGGGCGGCACCTCGCTGCTGCAGGCGCGTACCGTCAACGAGGTGCTCAAGGCCCAGCTCAACAAGGTGGAGCTGGCCCACCGCAAAAGGGAACTGGTCGACCGGGCGCAGGCGGTCGCGCACGTGTTCAAGCTGGCGCGCATCGAGCGCGACGCCTGGCTCAACTGGCCGGCGCGCGTGTCCGGGCAGATGGCATCCACGCTCGGCGTCGACCCGCACACGATGCACGTGGCGCTGGAGGCCGCCGTGCGTGAGCACCTGATCGAGTTGGGCGAGCTGCGCCCGCGGGTGGATTGACAATGGATGACTACGAAGGCGCCGACGAGATTGAACGCGCGTGGCGCGACGGGCTGACGCCCGATCCGCTGCTCACCGTGTCCGAATGGGCGGATCGGCACCGGATGCTCTCCAGCAAGGCCTCTGCCGAGCCAGGGCGCTGGCGTACCAGCCGCACGCCGTACCTCAAGGCCATCATGGACTGCCTGTCGCCGACCTCGCCGGTCGAGCGTGTGGTGTTCATGAAGGCCGCGCAGCTTGGCGCGACCGAAATGGGATCGAACTGGATCGGCTATGTGATCCACCACGCACCCGGGCCGATGATGGCGGTATGGCCGACGGTGGAGATGGCCAAGCGCAACTCCAAGCAGCGGATCGACCCGCTGATCGAGGAGTCGCCAGTGCTCTCGGAACTGATCGCCCCGGCACGCTCGCGCGACTCGGGCAACACCATCCTGGCTAAGGAGTTCCGGGGCGGCGTGCTGGTGATGACGGGGGCCAACAGCGCGGTGGGCTTGCGCTCGATGCCGGTGCGGTATCTGTTTCTCGACGAGGTCGACGGGTATCCGCTGGACGTCGAGGGTGAAGGCGATGCGATCTCGCTGGCCGAGGCGCGCACGCGCACCTTTGCGCGGCGCAAGATCTTCATCGTCTCGACGCCGACGATTTCGGGGGCATCGGCCATTGAGCGCGAGTACGAGGCCAGCGACCAACGTCGCTACTTCGTGCCGTGCCCGCACTGCAACCACCCACAGTGGTTGCGCTTCGAGCAACTGCGCTGGGACAAAGGGCAACCGGAGACCGCCGCCTACCTCTGCGAGTCGTGTGACACCGCGATTGCCGAGCACCATAAGACGTGGATGTTGGAGCACGGTGAGTGGCGCGCGATGGCCCCGGAGAACAAGAACAGCGCCAAGACGGCAGGCTTTCATCTGTCGTCGCTGTACAGCCCGGTGGGCTGGCGTTCGTGGCGTGAGATCGCTGCTGCGTGGGAAGCCGCCGTCAGTAAAGAGTCGGGATCGGCCGCCGCGATCAAGACTTTCAAGAACACCGAGCTGGGCGAGACCTGGGTCGAGGAAGGCGAAGCGCCCGACTGGCAACGGCTGGTCGAGCGCCGCGAGGACTATTCCGTGGGCACCGTTCCACTGGGCGGCCTGCTGTTGGTGGGTGCGGCCGACGTCCAGAAGGATCGCATCGAGGCCTCGATCTGGGCCTTTGGGCGCGGCAAGGAGTCCTGGCTCATCGAGCACCGAGTCCTGATGGGCGATACCGCACGGGACGCGGTGTGGAAGCGCCTTGCTGAAATGCTGGCCGAAACCTGGACGCATGCCTCGGGCGCATCGATGCCGCTGGCCCGCTTTGCACTGGATACCGGGTTTGCAACGCAGGAGGCCTACGCCTTCGTGCGGGCTTGCCGCGATTCGCGTGTGATGGCGGTCAAGGGTGTGGCTCGTGGTGCAGCCCTGATCGGCACGCCGACCGCCATCGATGTCTCGCAGGGTGGCAAGAAGCTGCGCCGGGGCATCAAGGTGTACTCGGTGGCGGTCAGCATCGCCAAGCTGGAGTTCTACAACAACCTGCGCAAGAGCGCGGAGGTGGCCGAGGACGGCGTGACGGTGACCTACCCGGCCGGGTTCGTCCATCTGCCCAAGATCGACGCTGAGTTCATCCAGCAACTCTGCGCGGAACAACTGATCACCCGCCGCGACCGCAACGGCTTTCCGGTGCGTGAGTGGCAAAAGATGCGCGAACGCAATGAGGCGCTCGACTGCTACGTCTACGCCCGTGCGGCTGCATCGGCGGCGGGTCTGGATCGCTTCGAGGAACGTCACTGGCGGGAACTGGAGCGACAACTGGGGCTGGCCGGTCCGCCAGCCCTTGAAACACCTACTGAATCGATCAACGAGGCCACCCAACGCGGTGGCCTCGCTGTTTCTGGCAATCGCAACACCGGTCGGCGCGTGATCAAAAGCCGCTGGCTGTCCTGACACCTCAAGGAGAAAACATGTCCCTCGCCACTCGCATCGAAAGCCTGGTCATCCGCGTCGCGCAGGAGTTCAACGACGTCCGCGCCAAGGCGGGCAACCTGGCCAACCTCACCACGACTGACAAGTCGAATCTCGTGGCGGCCATCAATGAACTGCAGGCTGCCGTTGCCGCATCCAGCGCCATCGATGACGCACAGATCAGCACGAGCACCACCTATTCCTCGAGCAAGATCGTCACGCTGCTCGACGCGCTCAAAGCCGAGATTCTGGGCGGCGCCGATGCCGCCTACGACACGCTGGTGGAAATCCAGCAACTGCTGCAAAACGGCACCAGCGGTCTGGATGCGCTGCTCGCCGCCGTGAACAACCGCGTGCGCTTCGATGCGGCGCAGTCGCTGACCGTGGCCGAGCAACTTCAGGCTCGCAGCAACATCGGCGCTGTCGCCGCCAGCGACGTTGGCAACACCGACACAGACTTCGTCGCCGTGTTCGAAGGTGCACTGGCCTGATGAGCCTCTCATCACGCATCTCGCTGCTTGCCAGTCGTGTGGGGCTCGAGGTCAAGACCAAGATCGACGCCACCCACCCTGGCGTGGCCCGGGCGTGGGTGTGCTTCGGCTACGTCGGCAACCAGATCGTCGTGCGGTCGTCGCACAACGTGGCCAGCGTGACCCGGACGGCAACGGGCCGCTACCGCGTCACTTTCGCCACCGCCATGCCAGACGCCGACTACTGCTGGACGGCGCTTGCCCGCAGCAGCACCAACAGCGGCACGCAGCGCTTTGCCATTGTGCGATCCACCTCCGACCAGAAGACCGCCCAGTACGTCGACATTAGTTGTGCGACGAGCTCGGCGTCGTTTTCTGATTCATCGGAAATCAACCTCACGGTGTACCGCTGATGGCCTACACACAAGCACACCTCGACGCACTGGAAGCGGCGCTGATCAAGGGCGAAAAGCGCGTGACCTTCGGCGACAAGACCGTCGAGTACCGCTGCGTCGAGGAACTCCAGGCCGCCATTCGCGCGGTCAAGCGCGACCTCTTCGAGCAGGCCGTGGACACCGGACTGTGGCCTGGCGCGCCACGCCAGATCCGGGTCACCACCGGCAAAGGGTTCTGAACATGGCGTGGTATTCCAAAATCCGCAGCCTGTTCGGCCCGTCACCTGTTCACGAAGCAGCCGGACGCGGGCGGCGAGCCCTTGCGTGGATGCCTGGGAATCCGGGCGCCGTGGCCGCCATGCTGGCGACCTCCCACGAGCTGCGTGTGAAATCGCGTGACCTGGTGCGCCGCAACGCCTGGGCCAACGCCGGAATCGAAGCCTTCGTGTCCAACGCAGTCGGCACCGGCATCAAGCCGCAGTCGATGGCCAAGGACGAAACCTTCCGCGCTGACGTGCAAGCGCTGTGGCGCGACTGGACCGAGCAGGCCGACGCCAGCGGGCAGACCGATTTCTACGGCCTGCAGGCGCTGGCTGCCCGGGCGATGTGCGAAGGGGGTGAATGTCTGATCCGGTTGCGCCCCCGCCGCCCCGAGGACGGTCTGGTCGTGCCGCTGCAACTGCAGTTGCTCGAGGCCGAACACCTGCCGCTGAATCTCAACACGGAACTGCCGTCCGGCAATGTCGTGCGCTCCGGCATCGAATTCGATTCGATGGGGCGGCGGGTGGCGTATCACCTGTACCGCTCGCATCCGGAGGACGGCCGGCTTTCCCCGATGTCCGGACAAGGCGGCCAGGACACGGTGCGCGTGCCGGCGGACGAGATCATGCACCTCTACCGCGTGCTGCGCCCCGGACAGATACGGGGCGAGCCGTGGCTGGCGCGCGCCCTGGTGAAACTCAACGAACTCGACCAGTACGACGACGCCGAGCTCGTGCGCAAGAAAACCGCCGCGATGTTCGCCGGCTTCATCACGCGCCTGTCTCCCGAGGACAACCTGCTGGGTGAAGGCGTGGCCAACGATGCAGGCATCGCGCTGGCGGGAATGGAGCCCGGGACGCTGCAAATCCTGGAACCCGGCGAGGACGTGAAATTCTCCGATCCCGCCGACGTGGGTGGCAGCTACGGCGAATTTCTGCGCGCGCAGTTTCGCGCGGTCGCCGCCGCCATTGGCGTGACCTACGAGCAGCTGACCGGTGATCTTTCCGGCGTCAATTACTCCTCGATCCGCGCCGGAATGCTGGAGTTCCGCCGTCGCACCGAAGCTATTCAGCATGGCGTTCTGGTGCATCAGCTGTGTCGCCCGGTCTGGAATGCCTGGCTCGATCAAGCAGTGCTGTCCGGCAGCCTCACGGCGCCAGGCTATGCCAGACATCGGCGTGACTACATCGCCTGCAAATGGATTCCGCAGGGCTGGCAATGGGTCGATCCCGAGAAGGAATTCAAGGCGATGCTGCTGGCGATCCGCGCGGGCTTGATGTCGCGCTCGGAAGCCATCTCGGCGTTCGGCATGGATGCCGAGGACGTTGACCGCGAGATCGCCTTGGATAACCAGCGAGCCGATGAACTTGGCCTGATCTTCGACTCCGATCCGCGCCGCACCTCCAAGGATGGCGGCAGCGCCGAACCCAACTCACAGGCGACCGACAGCAATCCGTCGCCCCCCTGAAGGTTTTTCGATGACCCTGCTACCGCATATGGCGGCGCGTATCTTTGGCGCGCCGCTGCTGATTCATCGCCCGAAACTCGAGGTGATCCTCGCCGTACTGGGGCCACGCATCGGGTTGACGGATAACGGCACGCCACTTCCTTCACCTGCTACGCGCAGTCCACCCGCACCGGATGCGGGCATCGCCGTCCTGCCGATCTATGGCACGCTGGTGCGGCGAACAGTGGGGCTGGATGCCGCCTCTGGCTTGACCAGCTATCAGGACATTGCCCGTCAGCTCGACAGCGCCATCGCTGATCCGTCGGTGGCGGCCATCGTGCTCGACATCGATAGCCCGGGCGGTGAGTCCGGTGGTGTGTTCGATCTCGCCGACCGCGTGCGTGCTGCCGCGCAGATCAAACCGGTCTGGGCGCTAGCCAATGACATGGCGTACTCGGCGGCCTACGCCATCGGGTCGGCGGCGAGCCGCTTCTTTGTCACCCGCACCGGCGGCGTCGGCTCGATTGGCGTCATTGCCATGCACGCCGATCAGTCGGTGAAGGACGCCAAGGACGGCGTCCGCTACACCACCGTCTTTGCCGGAGCGCGCAAGAACGACCTCAACCCGCACGAGCCGATCTCGGACGAAGCCCACGCGTTTCTCAAGCGCGAGGTGGATCGGATCTACGGCTTGTTCGTCGACACCGTGGCCAGCCATCGCGGCCTCACCAGTGACGCGGTGCGCGCCACCGAAGCGGGCGTGTTCTTCGGGCAGGACGCCGTCGCAGCAGGACTGGCGGATGCCGTCGGCACGTTCGACGACCTGCTGGCCGAACTCACCGCCGCACTTTCACCCCCACCGGCGCTTGCAACTGCGGCGCCGGGACGTCTTCACCCACCACGACTGGAGCCCTTCATGAATGAACCCGGAACCACTGCTGACCCTGGGGTTGGCGCTGATCCTGATCGCACTGATGGCGCGCACCCGCCGATGACCATCGAGGACGCGCAGGAAATCGCCGAGCTGTGTGCGCTGGCAGGCTGCCCTGAGCGCATCGCCGGTTTTCTGGCTGCACGAACGTCGCCATCGGCGGTGCGTGGCCATCTGCTGGCCGCGCGCGCCACCGGGCCAGAGATCAACAGCCTGATCACACCGAGCGCAGCCACCACGGCAACGCAATCCCTCAACGACAACCCCTTGGTGCTGGCGGCCCGTGCCCGCGCCGGACAGGAGAAGTGATATGCCCGTCATCACCGAAGGCCTCAACCTGGGCGATCTGCTGAAGTACGAAGCGCCCAATCTCTACTCGCGCGATCAGGTCACCGTCGGCGCAGGCCAGAACCTGCCGTTGGGTGCGGTAGTCGGTCTGGTGACCGCCACCGGCAAGGTCAAGCAGATCGACCCCTCGGCCACCGACGGCAGTCAGTACGCCGCAGGCGTGCTGATGCAGGCCGTCGACGCCACGCTGATCGACCGTGAGGACGGGCTGATGCTGGCCCGTCACGCCATCGTCGCCGATCACGCCCTGGCGTGGCCAGCCGCCATCACCGCCGCAGAAAAGCTGGCTGCCATCGCACAGCTCAAGAGCCTCGGCATCCTCGTTCGCAAAGGAGTCTGACCATGAACAACGTTTTCGAGAATCCCGCGTTCTCGATGTCGGCGCTGACCGCCGCTATCAACATCCTGCCCAACAACTACGGGCTGATGGAGAGCATGGGGCTGTTCCCGGCCAAGCCGGTGCGCTTCCGTTCCGTGGTTGTCGAGGAGAAAAACGGCATCCTGACGCTGCTGCCGACGATGCCCGTCGGCTCGCCCGGCACTGTGGGCAAACACGGCAAGCGCAAGCTGCGCTCCTTCGCCATTCCGCACATCCCGCACGACGACGTGGTGCTGCCCGAGGAAGTGCAAGGACTGCGGGCTTTCGGTTCGGAAACCGAGCTGCAAACCGTGGCCTCGGTCATGGCCGAACACCTGCAGACGATGCGCAACAAGCACGCGATCACGCTCGAGCACCTGCGCATCGGCGCGCTCAAGGGCGTCATCCTCGACGCCGACGGTTCCGTGCTCTACGACCTGTTCGATCTGTTCGGGATCACGCCCAAGGTGATCAATTTCCAGCTGGGCAACGCCGGCACCGACGTCAAGAAGAAATGCCTGGAGCTCAAGCGCTACCTCGAGAAAAACCTCAAGGGTGAGCGCATGACCGGCGTCCACTGCCTGGTGTCCGAGGAATTCTTCGATGCGCTGACCAGCCACGAGAAGGTCGTCGCGGCTTACGAGCGCTGGCAGGACGGCGTTGCGCTGCGCTCCGATCTGCGCTCGGGCTTCACCTTCGGCGGCGTCACCTTCGAGGAATATTCGGGCGAGGCCAGCGACGGCGACGACAACGTCCGCCGCTTCATTGCCGCCGGCGAAGGCCATGCCTTCCCGCTGGGCACGGTGGATACCTTCGCCACCTACTTCGCTCCGGCTGACTTCAACGAGACGGCGAACACGCTGGGACAGCCGCTCTACGCCAAGCAGGAGCCGCGCAAGTTCGACCGGGGCACCGACATTCACACCCAGTCCAACCCGCTGCCGATGTGTCACCGGCCTGCGGTGCTGGTGAAGGTGCTGGCGTCCTGATGCTGGCCGTCGAGCTGTTCTACGAATCGGCCCGCAATGCCGGACTGCTGACCGCCGTCACGGTGGCGGGCAGCACCGTGCACTGCGCCTTCCGTGCCCCGGACGAAACCGTGCTGGATGGTTTTGCGCTGTCGCGGGACTACCAGATCGACTATCCGGCGTCCTGGCTGACGCTGGCAGCCGGGGACACCGTCGAGGTGGCAGGCAACACCTATCAGGTGCGCGACGTGCGCGCCATCGGCGACGGCACCGAGCGTCGCGCCTCGCTCACTCAACTCTGAGGAACTTCCCATGACAAAACGACAGGACTGGCGTTTTGCACGCCCGCAGGGCGCCCGCAAGGGTGGCGCACAGGGACGTGCGCCATGAACTCCGTCCGCGAGCGCGCCTTGCGAGAGATCGTCACGCGCTTAGGCCATGCGATTGCCCCGATACCGGTGCTGCGAATGCCTGCCGTGCCGGTCACCCGCGAGGCCAGTCCAGCGCTGCTGCTGTTCGTCGATGGCGACAGCATCACCGCCCACGCCAACCACCTGGTCGACCGGCTGCTGATCATCCGGCTCGCCCTGGTGGCACGCGGTGCGGACGCCTTCGACGTCGCCGACCAGGCGCTGGTCGCGGCCCACGCGGCCATGCTCGCCGACCCGAATCTGGGCGGTCTGGCCATCGCCGTGCGCGAGATCGACTGCGAATGGGAGTTCGACGACGCCGACGCCGGGGCCGTCGCGCTGCCCGCCCGTTACGAGATTCGTTACCGCACCCATGCCATTGACCTCACCCAAACAGGATGAACCCATGCACATCGAACTACTGAAACCCCATACCCACGCAGGCAAGCGCCTCGCCGTGGGTGATCGCCTTGACCTGAATGACGCCAGTGCCCGTTGGCTGATCACACAAGGCACGGCCAAAGCGGCCACCCCCGCCACCGATTCCAAACCCACCCGCCGTGATGCCACGTCCGGTGTTTCCACAACTGCAGCCACCCAAGGAGACTGAACATGGCTTACTTTTCCGGACAAGGCCGCGTCTACATCGGCGCACG